ACATAAGATAGAAAATATTTTGAAATATTTTGATAAACTTGCTTTTTTAAATATAAGTGATTTTTAAGAAATGATGGAATGGATTAGCATTAAAGACAGACTTCCTGAAAATAAACAAAAAGTGATTTTTTACGTAAAAGATCGCGATGAAATATTTTGCGGAAATTTCATTGATGGAAGATTTGAAGAAAATTTGGACAGCTGGTTTTTTCTTGATGAATATATACCATACTGGATGCCTCTTCCAAATATTCCAGAGGATGATAAATGATACAAAAAGGTCTTAAGATAGGTTTGTTCGATTGCAATAACATTGAACTTGCTCTTGGTGATAATGTAAGCTGCTTAAGAGAAACAGTATTGCCGAATTGGGATGGATGGGGAAGAGATATTCCTAAAGATGGCCCTACAACTTATCAAGTAGATTCTTATCATGGTCAAGTGGTTTATGAGCAAGAAACATATTCTTTTAAAATTGAAACGACAAGGGGATTGCGATTTAGCCCATTCATGTTTAAAAAGATTGAAAAGGTTTTTGATAAATGATCGAAGAAGGCTGGTACATAGTCGAAAACCAACATGGACAAAGCGGAAATGCCTTTTGGGATGGCCAAAAATGGACGAATGTTAGCATGATCAAAGGCTCATGTATGTACTACGATAATCAAGAGATCATTAGTTGGATCGCTCTTGATCAGAAAAGAGAAGTCAATACTAAAATGCATGATAGGTATAAATGATTACCGATGACATAGACTATTTCCTTGAAGAAGTCTTCCCAAACATCACAAAGGAAGAAGCCGACTTGATTGAGCAAGTGCTGCTATGGGATAATGAGAAGCAGGTAGCCTATAGGATGGCTAAGAGGATATTTGAGGAGAAAGATGATGGAATGGGTGTACGTTAAGGAAAGACTACCAGATATTTCTAAAGAATGTTTAGTGGCCATACTTCAATTCCCTGATATGGGAAATGATGGTTACACCTATCTATTAGCTACTTTTATCGATGAAGGATTTTTATCATTTGAAAATTCAAAGATCATTGATAATGTTACTTACTGGATGCCATTACCAGAACCACCGAAGGAATGATATGGAATGGATCAGCGTTAAGAAAAGACTGCCTCCACTTAGCTACTATGAAAGCGATGATCCCGATTCCCCTTTTGAATCTTATAACGTATTGTTATATTGTGATCCTGAAATATGCGTGGGCTATCTTGTCAAAAACCAGGATGAATTTGATTGGAATTTTGGAGATATGGGTTGGGAGTGTTATATACCCGATGATGGAGGCGGAACTATTAGAAAGATAGAATTCAAAAGCGTTACTCACTGGATGGAATTGCCTGAAGGGCCTAAAATATGACAAATATCTTCCTTGTATGCTAAACCTATGTAAAGCCGCTTTACAAGGGAGGGTCTATGAACAGCATTAGCCCATTCGATAAGGCAATAATATGTACAGAGGACTCTAGGATATACTTTATCCGAGGGATGGCACTTAGTGGCTATCGGACTATTTGCTTGATAGAATGCGAATGTGACTTATGGTATTTACTCTTTAGACCATTCGTGATGACTAGGAGCTGGCAAAGACCAATTGTGAAGCAAAGAGCTTATGATCAAATTATTAATAGCATGTTTTTAGCTGCATTGAAGGGTAACTTATGAGTGATAAACAAGAGCAACTGGAAAATAGATTCAGAAAGCATTTGAAAGATCTAGACTTAACACACTTGGAAGCTGTCATAACATTGGCGAGAACTTATCAGATCTTGGCTAATTTCTTGTTTAAAGTATATGGAGAAAAAACTTTGCAAGCTATAGCTAAAGCCCTAGATATGGACGAAGATAAAGTAAACATTATGCGCCAGTATTTCGATGCATCATCTTATTTATTGATTCCATTTCAGAACATGACTCTGGATGAATACGAAAAAGGATTGAAATATTTGATAGATAAGGCTAACGAACAGGTTACCGACGCCGGCTAACCGATCCACAATAGATCCACAAAGGAATAAAATGAACTCATATACTATCCGAGATGTCATTGTTTACTCAACCGAGTTTGCTAGAATCGACCATATCACAGAGCAGTCAAATATTGGAAATAGGCTGATTAACCATAAAGAAATTGCTTTAGGTCAGTATTTGCTTGTTTTTAGGCCATTCAGCATATCAAAAGATCTTGAACAACCTATCTGTAAAAGACAGATTAGAGATAAGCATGACTATCTAACGAAACTCTTTCAAGAAGCCATTAGACCAAGTTCTACCCATATGGCTGAATCGGCTCTGAAATGCTATCTAAAGAGACTGAGGGATTCAAGTGACGTTGATTCTAACTCATATTCTATGACTGATTAGATTCTATCTATAGGAACACGCTCTTGTAACCACGCATCGGGTCTTGATTAGATCGGAAGGTGTCAACGTCGTAAAGGTATGAACCGGGAAGTAAGCCTGATGAATCTCGCTTGGATTCTAGTTCTTCACGGGCCTTCTCGATTTCTGATTTCTGCCCTGTTATGAAATGTAATCCTGTGGCTAGAGTGCGGAAAGCATCCGAGCCGTGGGAGGCCCAATTATGCAAAGGGTCTTTGCGCCAACAACCGTTTTTATCGTCCCAATCTTTGCGGTAGTTTTCCAAAGCTTTGATACCTTTTTCACAGTTTTTTTCATCGAACCAACAGTTGTTAAGAAGGTTTCGGCACATATCAATCCCACGGATGACGTCGAACTTGGAAACCGGTGTCATCATCACGCCAAGGTTCGCAGCAACTGCTTGCCTAGACATACCAGAAGTTAGCTCTTTAACGCGAATGTCGTGTGGGGCTAAGTGCGTGCCATAGGTGTATGGCTTCTTCTTGACGAAGTTTAGCCAGGTTTCAAGAGAATCGCCTGAGCCCTCAGCGTATTCGATCAAGCGAATCTCTTTGCCATGTATCTGGAAAAACCATATGGCCATAGCATCATTGTAGCCTAGATCCCAAGCGGTATGGACTAGCAGGGCTTCATTGTATGGCAAGGATGTGATACGACGCTCTACGCGTGCCTGGACGATTAATTTGCCATAATATGTGCCTTGATTGGATACTTCCCAAGCTTCGGTAGACGTTGAAGGGAATTCGCGGCGCATGTCGTCGCCAAGCACGAGTTGCTTTTGAGCGTACCAATACTTTTGCTCTAGGTCTAACGATATGCCCTGAGCTAGCAGAGTCATGAAGTAATCGTGATGATCTTGGGTTAAATTGGCGACTGATCCTAATCTATATGATGGATCTCTCCACCAAGGAAAGAAATGAAACTTGAAGTCTAGTTGGGATAGCTTGGCTTTAGAATCAAATAGCTCCTTAGCCTGCTTGCACATGTCGAAGAAATAACCCTCTCTGCCTTCTGCTGTGCTCTCTATGAATACGAATTGCCCCGCGGCTAAAGTGTTTAGCGATCCAGTTATGATCTCTCTAGCCTTATCAGGATATTGAATACATACCTTACCGAACTCACTTATGTGCAGGTATTGCAGCGTAGATGATCTAAGCGACGTGCCTACACGAATGCTAGACCCATTGCTAAACTTAAGCATTTGGCTAGTGTCATTGTCAGCCTTGACATGATCCTTAATAGCCTCTGGAAGATTATCGTAAGCGTACTTGATACGCCTAAATAGCTGTTGCCCGTCCTCTTGAGTGTGAGCAATGATACCTGCTGATACGTCCTTATTGAATAGGCATCTATCGAGATACAGGAGACATATATATGTTGAGATACCTAGCTGACGCGCTTTGAGTACAATGTTGCAATACCAGGTATTTAGCCATAACTCTTGCTGAGCCCAATTGAGTTTAAAAAGGACACGTTGACCCTTCTTGTCCACAATCTGGTAGAGATTGTTTATCCTCCAGTAAGGGCTTGTCAATCTGCTCTTGACCAAGTTCATTTCCTCTGTCGTGTACTGTCTCACAATGCCCCTCGATCAAGTTCTTATTGTCGCTTCCCTCTAGAGCAAAAGCAAGAGGGTTCACACTGTCACCTGATAGCTTCTGTTCTGTCTTCAAATGTATCTGGTGTCCATGAGATAATATTAATGCACACATAGGATATGCATATTTCTTAGTTAATCCGCCTTCAAATAGCTTATATCTTTGTTTTATTTTAAGCTTTTCATAAGCCTTAGTAAACTTTTCGCATTTATTGATAAATCTTCTTATATCAGGCTCTGACAAATCTTGTTCGTAACAAAACTTTTCAAAGAAAATGTTTTTCTCATCTTTTTCCAACCAATATTCTAGTATATCAGCAATACCCGCTACGAATTGAGGTGTATATTTTGTAGGCCTTCCTCCATGGTTAGGCTTAAACATTTCTATTTCAGTATCTTGAGAGTTCATCTTTCACCTCTTTGTCATAAAGTTAGCAATATCAGCAATTTACGATCAAGGAAAAAATTTTGCATTCAATATGTTGACTTATTTAGTGAACATATGTTAATATCACATGTATCAAAGCAAGTTCCTTGGTGACTGGTTCATCAAGACCAGCAAGTCGAGCTACTTTGATAGGTAAGACAAAAACAACAACGTTAAGGAGTAAGTATCATGATAGTCAAAGATTACACACATGAGTTGATGATAAATGCCACAACGGGCGAGTTATATATGAGGCCATTAGATAAAGAGGAGATATTCGACTTTATCGATAGCAAGTTTAGTGATGAAGAACCCGTGGGCAAGCTTAATGCCTTAGAGAAAGCCGGGTTAACCCTAGATGATATATTAAATTTTGCGTTAAGGAAGGAGTAGAATCATGAAATATAAACAATATATGGAATCAAGGCTATTCGGTGAAGAAGGTAACAGGCATTCACGATATTTCACCAAAGACAACGCCCCACAAGATTTAAGCGACCTTATCCATGATATACACAATGAATTAGGACAGGGCCTTCCAACTGATTGGGTCTATGAGCAAGTATATGATGCTATTTACTCATATGAGAAGGATGGAGTAACAGATTTTGACGATTTAAGCATAGAATCAGATATCTACAATCTTTTTGATTGGGCACGTGACTTTGTTGATATGATAGATGAAGCAAGCCAAGAGTTAGGAAGGGGAGAAGATATCCATTCAGAGATTGCGCAAGCAAATTGGTATTGCAAAGACCGTATCTATCGCCTAGTGTATGAGTTTTTGGATAAAGCCGAAGATGAGGAGGAAGAATCATGAGCATATATTTTTGTGTAGGCTGCGATCAGTACAAAGATTCGGACTATGATGGCTATCATGAGGGGCCTAATGAAGGCTATATCTGTGATGAATGTGAATGCAAGGCGCATGAGGAGTTTTTCAGGGATTCAATGGATCAGCTTAGAAAAATGATGAAAGGAGGATGAAGAATGTATTATTTAGAAATTTTAGACAGCCCTACCAATTTGTCAAATGAAATAGGGGATCACAATAGCTTTGATAATATGGCGCAAGTTTATGAAGCCATAGGCGAGTTAGAGGAAAAAGCCATAAAAAGATCCGAAACCGTCTTATTTGTTTGGAGAGTTTTGGATGACGAAGGGGATTCGGTAGAGATAATAAGAAATAATTATGTGGGCCATTTCGAATGGTGTTTTTAGGGGGTCAAAACCCCATTTTTACGAGTGAGTCAAAAATTTACTTTACAAGGAAATTGATATGGATGAATCGGATATACTTTGGGAAAAGGTTAAGAAAGTCATAGCTCAAGAGCTAAGGAAGCATTGCAAAGAGGAAGATATGAGCTTAATGGATTTTACCATAGAGCTTCTTAGCTTCATGAATGCTATAAGAAAAAATGCATCATTCACGAAAGAAGAAAGAGAGGCATTTAATGATGTCTTAGAGTTGCTTGGATCTATACAAGATAAAATAAACACGGAGTTTCCCGATGAGCAAGCCTAGCCTTGAAGACCTGATCATTATGCTAGATGAGATGAATAAGAGCTTTGACAATCTTCCTTTGCATGCACAATGTGGCTATGTTACACACTGCGACTTAAACGCTTCAATGCTATTGATTGCGGAGATACTTAAGAACCTAGCTAACAACAAGGCTAGCCCTAACCCTGATTGATTCGGGCTCTGATCCGAAGTTCTTAAGGGTTTTCTCGATGCAATCCTTAATGATGGGATCTTCTTCTGTGAATTGGTAACTCTCATAGAGTAGAAATTTCTCTGTGAGAGTTTTTTCTTCGTCCTTGATCGTTACCGATAGCTCACTTGCCGAGGTCATCCTTAACCGATTTAATTAGGTTGAAAATGACAAAACCAACGATCAAACACAGGAGGCCCGCGGCCGCAATATGGCAAAAGTTAATATCTAGCATTTCTTTTTCTTAGCCTTTTCAATGATTTTGTCGTGCTTCTTGTCCTCTTTCAGCAAGGCTGATTCTTCTTTCATGAGTTTTTTGGTGTTTTTCTGTAACTTCTTTATTTTTTTGTCCATTTCTAACCTTTTTGGCTACGTATCGATCTATGTTTATCCAGTTGTGGGAGGGCATAACCCTTCCCACATATTGATTGTAATATGTAATCATATTAAAAATTTCTTGCAAGTCCTAAGTTTACACTATGGTTTTTCTTATGTTGCTGGCCGATAAAGTACTTATAATCAGCGCTTATGGAATAGTTTTCATCTATTGGATACTTACCACCGACAATCAGCTGATAGGCAATTCGATTATCTCTGAATTTTTCAGAAATGACCTCGATGGCCTTCACCTTTTGATGGTCGACGTTTTTGCAATAGCCGGCACCTAGACCAACATATGGAGTGACAGTTTTAAAATTAAGTTGGGCGATATCATAGATAATGTTAGCCATGTAGGCCCATGAGTAGTTAGATTGGAACTGTTTAGAATCATTTTGCTCATCATAAACCGTGCGTTTATGGCTTTGTCTGTAAGAAATTTCAAGTTCACCTCTGAGATTTTCGGAGAATCCATAGCCATAAGTTACACCGGCTTTAAATCCTACTTTTTGCCCCGAGTTAGAAACATCGGTCTTGAATCCGTAATCCGTTCCTCCATGGAAGGAAACGTATTGACTTGCGCTTAGTGATACAGGCAATAGGGCAAGAAACAAAAATTTTTTCATAAATTCCTCTTAAGTAAAGTTAATTTACGCTCACAATATGTTTTAAAGGCATATTGAAAACATGATCTTACTATAGCTTAAGGACTTTTTTTTGTCTCTAAAGAATTTTATTACCTAGAGAGATCATAAGTCACTGAGTCATAGACTTCGTATTTTTTGATTATCTTAAGTAACTGTGAGATATAAGACTCACGTTGCAGCATTGTGAGCCAGTGTTTTCCGGTTGGTTTCAGTTCGTAATTTTTTCTACCTCTTGCAGTGAGGAAGTTATTCCATTTTGTATCAATCTCTCGGATTGCCTTAGCGTCATCTTTTTTGATCATGTCAAACCTTGGTAACAATTTTGATGTTTATGGGATAAATAGCTTCTACCATTTTTCTTTTGGCAATTGATATGGGTGTATCTTTTCCTTTAACGTCGATGACTTCCACCGTCCCATCTTGCAAAAATACAAGAAAGTCGGCGACATACTTAACTTCTCCTGGAAGATGAAAAGGGACTTGGCGCAAGAAAAAGAGAACATCGGCCTTCATTCTTACTTTTAACAATTCATAGTATCTTGATTCAAGCTTTGAATCAAACCTAAACCCATCTCTTTCAGTGGGTTTGGCGTGGAATTTGTGTTTAACAACTCTCATAAGAAATGGGTTTACATAAAATCGTGATTTTTGTAAAAATAAATTTGTCCTAGTTAACGTTTTGTTTTTCCCCCGGTTGTGAGCCGGGGGTTTTTTTTCAAAATGGGACGTCTTCGGTTACTGCTTCAACGTCTTTTATATCCATTGATTTAGCTATGAATTCATCAGCTGCGGCCATGATAGCCTTCTTCAATGCGTCGTTAATGTTTCTGTCTTCATAGCAAAGGAATTCGAAATATTTCTTCTTTCCTTCAAGCTCATATTGCCTAGATGGAAGGGTGATCCATCGCTTGTCCCCGCTTTCGAAGAGGCAGCATTCCCGGATGATCAGGCCACCCCACTTGTGGAACTTGCAATTGAACTTGGCGACTAATGCGCCCTTTCTTACGAACTCTAACTTTTGAATTTCTATCATATTTGACCTACAATTGATTTATTTATGTTATCCATGTAACTTGACCTATGGATTGTGTTATAAGCCTGACGGCCCGTTTCTGTGTTAATTTTAGGCATTCAACAATTCCGGGTGTTGTCTATAGTCTCCTCCAAATCGATATATAAACAAATTTCTTTTATCTAAAATCCTGCTAGCTGTCCTAGCGCCTACTTTAGATTCAAGCTCTTTAGGATGGCAGTTTGTTGTAATAAGCGTCTTTCTTCTGTCAGCATACCTTCTATCTACTAGATCTAAAATTTTTTCTATCTGCCAATCCGTACCCGTAGTAGATCCTAAATCATCCAATATAAGATACTTAACATCAGATAATTTTGCAATGATTTCATACTCGGAACGGCCTTCATGATTAGCTTTTTTCATTTCTTCCAAAGCCCTTTGTGTGGTGGTGTAGTAGACATTCTCCCCAATATCATCAAGATAATTTAACATGGAAGCACAAAGAGTTGTCTTCCTGCAACCAGTTGATCCCATCATGCAAAGAAATGTCCTTTCATCTCTTATCCAAGCCTTAATATCTTGCAAAATCTTTGGAGGGGCTTCATAATTTGCCATAGTCCAATTGTGAAAATCACAACCCATTTGAAACTTTTCAGCCGCTGTTTTAACAGGCAAATTTTCATTAATTTGTACCTTTGGAGGAGGTACATGAAACTTTTCAGACTTAAATTTTGATAGGTCTACATGCTTTTTAGGTTTAGACTCCTCATGCTGACAGAATACAATCCATTTACCGTTAGGGTTTGTTGAATCTTCCCGCCCAACATGAAAAGTATTTCCTCCACATGAAACACATTCATGAGGGTAGTTTTTAATTATTTTTGCTCCATCTTTTTCTTCAAGTTGCTCCGCTTGAATACCAACCGGTTGGAATATCATCCGGCCGTTGATTAATTGCCCCTTTATCTGAAGCTCTCCCTTTGAAGGGAAAAGCTGAGGATTTAGGATTTTTTTTGTCTCTTTTGATAAAAGTTCTGAAAGCAGCTTCATAATCTAAATATCCTTTTGGTCGGTTGTTTGTGCAATAGTCATCTATGCATTCAATCACGTCCTTTACCGTGTTGAATCCGTGTTCCTGGACAAGTTTGTTGTAAGATTCCTCCTTTAACCGTACGAATTTACCGTACAATTTGCGATCATCTGTCTTTTTCTCGCGCGCACGCGGTTTATATATATCTTTTTCTAACTCAATATTTGGTAACTCATTAATTGGTATTATACCCCCATTATCCACGCGTGGATGATCCACGTGTGGATAAGAGGGTTCTGGAATATTTTTTTGAATGTTTTTCTCAACAGGTTCAGAGTAAACATCATATCGATGAACCCAAAAACCTTGAGAATCTTGTGATTTAGAATAGGTGATGTAGCCAGCATTTTTCAATTCTTTAATCAAGGAAAGAACAGCCTTCTCCCCTCCACCCTTCTTTTTTCCTTCATAGAATCGTGACAATTGCCAAGTGTGAAGTTTCCAAGTTTTTGATCGGCTTAAAAGATATCCCAGCAACCCTTTAGCAGCCCAAGAAATGTTCGGATTTTCCCAAATTGAGTTAGGCAAATTCCTAAATGGACCTTCATATTGATGGACATGTATGTTGTAATTTGCTGATTCTGTAGGACTCATAGCAACCTTCTTTTTTGTGTTGGTTAAATAACCGAAGGCTGCTATAGTGATAGATATCTAGAGTCTATCATATATAGCGCCTTCGGAGAGGCCCCATTCAACAGGTGGGGCCTTTTCATTCTCATCAAACTAATCTTTCCAGCTGATAAATACAAGAAGTTTTGAAATATTTTTCATCTCTATGAACTCTAGTGCTTTACGAACGAGTTGACAAAAAATAATTGTTTTCATAACTTGAACTTGTTCATCAATGTAATGATGACTCCTTTCGGTTGTGTTGCCCTCGGCGGATATCCGTCGGGGGTTTTTTATCTCTTCCTAAGCTCCTCAGCTGTCACAGACCCTCCAGTGTATAGCTCAATGACCTTCGCAAGCTTTACGCTCGGTAGGATAATTTTTAGGGTAATTTGGTTTAGGTAAACACGGCTCACGTTGATGTCTCTTGCCATTTGTGCGATTTTTATGCGTTGCTGGTGTAAATAGTCTCTCAGTTCCACAAGTCCCTCCTTGTTTTGACCATATGATAACACTTGTATGAATTTAAGTCAAGGCTTGACATAAATTAGGGTCTATGTTATCTTACATAAGTATCAGCACAAAGCTGACAAAAACGAAAAAGAGGTACAATATGAAAGACTTAGAACTGTTGATAGAAACTGGAATCAGATTAAGCAATCGGTTAGCCACCATGGCAGATAACGAATATAAATTTGGTTTTGAGGTGGGACTTATGCTTGAAAGACTAAGCTATGACCAGTATGTCATAACAAACGAACTTAAAGCCATAAACGATCAAATGGTAGGGGGTCGAGTATGATAGACCCCGATTCCTCCTTCTACCTAGAGCAATCTAAGTGGTGGGACAGATTAGAAAAACATAGAGACAGTATTTTAGATAGACTTTCTGAGGCGGATAAGGCTGCAATTTTTCAGAATTTAGATGATTTTATATACCACTACAAGCAGGAGAATGACTATGTCGAACTTGATGATTGCTAATAATGACTTAAGCATTTTAGAGACAATTGCTCAATCAGCCTATAAATCCGGCCTCTACTCAGGGGTCGGAGCTAAGGAGAAAATCTTCATGGTGCTAATGGCCGCCTATGACCTGGGCATTAAGCCAACGATTGCCCTCAATGGGGGCATTTGGAACATCCAGGGCAAAATTGAGATCTCTGCTCGGCTCATGACGTCAATGATTAGGCGAGCGGGTCACAGCCTGTCAATCAAGCAATGCGATGCAACGGCCTGTATTATCAAAGGAAAGCGCGCTGACAACGGCGATGAGGCTGAGGCTAGCTTTACTATGGATGACGCCATAAAGGCCGGCCTAGCAAGCCGGGATGTGTGGAAGAAGTATACCGAGGACATGCTTTATTCGCGGGCAATCTCAAGGCTTGGAAGAAGACTTTTCCCGGATGTGATCGGGACGGCCTATGTTGAGGGAGAGATTCGAGATGAGCAGGTGATCGACGTCACCCCAAATCTGGACATTCCAGAGCCAAAGCCAAAGAAAGAGACTCCCCCTGTCGAACTAATTGCAGAGGATAAAGTCGGAAGGCTTGTGTTGCTCTCGAAGGAATGCGATCCAAAGTATTTGGAAGCAGTAGAAAATCACCTAAAAGAAATGGGTGTCAACTCATTTTCCGAGATTCCGGTGTCACTGTACACCCGAATCGAAAAGGGAATGATGGAGAATATTAAGGTTAAAAAGGTTTAATTATGTTTAATTCATATTTTTGGGAAGTACCGGATGAAGATTATTCAGGAGATGATTCAAGGTTCTACAGAATGGCTACAATGGAGAAAGAGCAAAATATCTGCCACAAATGCGGCCGTGATCCTAGACCTGAATCCTTTCCAGTCGAAGTTACAGCTATGGCAGGAAAAAGTTTTGGGCTGGGAAAAGGTTTTGTCCGATAAAGAACTCAAGCGCATGCAACTGGGCACCGATATGGAGCCCGTTGCACGCGCACTCTATATCGAACAGACTGGACAAGAAGTATTTCCTGTTTGCGCGGAAAGCTCTGTTTACGATTTTATCGCAGCTTCCTTCGATGGATTGACGGTAAATGCAAGTTCTGCCGTTGAGATAAAATGCGGCAAGAGCGCTTTCATGTCAGCCAGGAAAGGAGAGATCCCGCCCTACTACTACGCACAGATGCAACATCAAATGTACGTTGCAGAATTGGAATGGATTCATTATTTCACTTATTATGAATTCAGTCATATCCTCTTGACTGTAAATCGCAATGAGCAATTCATTGCGAACATGGTTGAAAAAGAAAAAGAATTTTGGCAATCTATTGTGGAACTTAAAGCACCTATGGATTGAATATGAAACAATTAGAGCTATTTGAGACCACAAAAGATTATAATGATGAGTTGCAAGAGATTAGAAATGAAATGGATAAGCTCAGGAAATCATTGTTTGCCCGTCATGGCGATTTAAAGAAAAATTACAATGAAATTGCTCATGAGCTTATGGTGTTAAAAATAAATATCTGTCGAGGAAAAATCGCAAATGAGGCATTGCTTTAATTTGGAAGGGATGAAATTTGGTTTTTGGAAAGTTTTAAGCCAGGTTCCATGCCCTTCGCATATCAAGGGACATGTCACCGCTGCCTATTGGCTATGTGAATGCGATTGCGGCCACAAGTCAATTGTTAGAGGGACCGAGTTAAGAAATATGCGATCAACCTCCTGCGGATGCAGTACAATAAGGAAACTCCATGAAAGAAATAATGTTTAGTATATTGATTTCGATGCCATGCTTTGGCTGCTTGAAGTGTAATGAGATCGAATATGAAGTTTTGTCTAAAATTACTCAGATTGTCCAGGAATATAATCAGGATCATGATGATTACGGAGCATTTGAGCAAGCTATTCTAACGGCTAAATTGCAGCCATACATTGAGTTGCATGAAAAGTTCTTTAAGCAAGATTATTCAAGCCTAAATCTTTGCGACTAGGATATTAGCATAGAGTATGAGATAACAACGTTAGCCGGGTTTGAAGTGAAAGCAGGGGTTACAAACTGCATCTGAAAATAATCACCGGCTGATACTGCTATGCTTAATCCAGTGTATGTAAAACTTTTTGGTGAAGATGACCATGTGACGGATGTCGAAAGATTTACTGCTGCCCCACCATTGATTAAATATCTATGGGTAATATTCTCACCGGTTCCCAAAGTTCCTACTTGAACAGTCCCATATATAGTAGTAATTGTTCCAGCCGCAGGGATCATTACTTGTGATAAAGCATTATTAGCGGTCACAAGACCTGCCGCATTGTCCGCAGATACAAAATAGGTTGTAGAATCGTTTATAGTGGCTGTATTCCTTGTGTAAAAAGCAGTAACCTTTTTTGCTCCCCCTGAAAAAGCCTGAAAAGAAGGCAGGTTTGAAGCTCCATTAGAAGTTAACGCATTTGTAGATGATCCAAGAGATGCAACAGATTGCAACGCACCTGTTGCAGTTGTCCCTCCACAAATTGGAGTGTAGGCTGTAAAAGATGAATTACCACTACCACCTTCAGGAACTGTCAATATTTTAGGTTTATATGCCATATTAGCTAAATGCCAGTGAAAATGTTGTTGTAACGGTTGTTGGATTTGTTGCCCAGGTTGGGGTTACGATTTTAATCTGAATATAATCCCCAGCCGATAATGATAGCCCAATCGATGTTGCCGTTATTAAGGTTGGATTTGTTGTCCATTGAGACGTTGTCGTTAAGGCTGTATCGGTTGTGTTATTCACTCTCGCATATATGCTTACGTTCTCATTGCTTCCCAAAGTTCCAGCTATTACCACCCTTCCATAAACAGCATTTAGAGTACAATTTATTGGAATATACAACCATGATTGGGGTCTGCTTTGAGTCGTCTCAAAAGTGTTTCTTGTCCCAGCATAATATGTGGTTGCATCAAGTGGTGCTCCAGCATTGTCCACTCCGTTAAAGTTCATTATAAACGTTGAGGCTACAGTTTGAAAACTGGGTAATGATCCAGCACCATTTGACAATAAAACATTTCCAGAAGATCCCACACTGATTGATTGCAAAGGTCCCGTCGATGTTGTTCCACCAAACAAAACACTATAAGCGGTATTTGAAGAAACTCCAGAACCACCTTCTGCGATTGCTAAAACTTTAGGCTTATATGACATGTTTATCCTGAAAAAACAAAATTAGCAATAATACGTACAGCAAGTGGATTTGTGGGGTTCCAAACCGGTGTTACAATTTTTAATTGTATGTAATCACCAGCGGCAAGAGCTGTAGATAATCCGGTTACGCTAAAAGGAATACTTGCAACATCCCATGTTGAGGTTGTTGTAATCGTTACGTCAGTTGTGTTATTTACTCTAACATACATTGAAACTGCTTGGTTTGATCCGGCCGTACACTCAATAACACCATATACACCAGTTAAAGTACATGCGACAGGAATAAATGTCCAAGTATCAACATCTGTTTGAGCAGTCCCCATCGTTTGAATTGCGCCCACATAATAAGTTGTAGAATCTGCAGGTGTTCCATTTGCTGTACCTGACCATCTCAATATAGAAAATGTACCTCCAGGGGCATTTTGAAATGTAGGTAATGCACCAGCACCATTGGATGTTAAAACTTGACCAGATGTCCCAACTCCTGCTATTGACTGAATAGCGCCAGTTGAAGATGTTCCTCCGCATAAGACAGCATAATCTGTCGTAGAAGCAACTCCTGTGCCACCTTCTGGAACGGTTATAACTTTCGGTTTATATGACATATTACCTTTTTTAGACTACGTTCCATTCCGTTCCATTATAGATAATGGTCACGGAGCCATAGTTCACATTAATCACAGAAGAAGCAGCGCCATCTATATTTTTTCCTGAAGGAGTCACCGTGATATTGTTTGCTGCGGCAGATCCAACACTATCTTTGATGATATGTCTTTGACCTGTGGTGGGTGAGGCTAGAGGAGTGATTGTCCTAGCTACTGAAGAATCTACCAAAATTAAACCATCTTGTGGAACGGTTGTATATGGATAGGCTCCGGGTGTTTTTATGACTATAGCATCGTTAGAGACAGGTTTTGGAACCTGAGTGGTGGTTGTCATCGCTGATGACGTGTCTCTGAAGTTAATCCCTGAATAATTGATTGTTCCAGCTCCAGAGATTGCGGCAGCATTTGTAGACTTGACAACCACGTTTTGGACGAATCCGGAAGCTGTCATTACCAAAGCTGTAGCAGTTCCGGAAGTTAGATAGCTATCAAGGATATCATTTCCTCCACTTCCGCCTATTGTCAATGCTGTAGTGTTTATCCCTCCACAATCTATGATGGAATTTACCATGGAAAAATTAGCTGTTCCGGAAGTGGTAATTGGAGTCAAAAATCTAGAATTATATAATTGACATTGACCGTTTGAAATAGTACTTGCAGTAGTGCTAGCAGATAGATTGTTGTCAAAAAAACAGTCTATGAAAATTAAACCACCGTTAAGAGATGTCAAAGAGGTATTTGTGACTGTGAATATGCTTGTGTTTACAGCTGTATTACCAGTGCATTCCTTTAACATTAACGAAGCGTTTGCGTTAGTGATGTGAATAGCATTACTATTAGAACAAGCCAGGAAACATTGAATGACTTTTACTAGACAGATATTTGCACCTGTCATTTCAATGCAATAATCGCCATTTGTCGCCAAATATAATCCACAAATCGAATTCTGATTATTGGCATTGCTGGCATTACATGTTATCTTTCCTTGTATAATTACATCACCGATAGCCCCATCACCATTAAAAGCCGTTAGAGAAATTCCAGCAGGCAAAGTTATATTCTCAACATAGGTTCCTGGCTGAATAAATATCATGCAGTTTACGCCAGTACCAGCAGCGGATGCAACGGCTGCATTAATGGTAGTAAAATTTGCGCCTGTCCCAACAGTTCCGGATGCCGCAACGATAAACCTTGCAACATGTAGGTCGCTTCCTGTGCTGGATAAATCAATTGTTCCCTGTCCGTTAGATATGTCGATTGATCCATCTAGTGAGGTAAGGTTACTGGGTCTAACAAATGGTGATACAGATGATCCAATCCATAACTGACCATCTTGATTCATGACAGTTGTTCGCTGTGTACCGTCAAAACAACAGCTATCAGCGAACATAATCGTTTCTGGACTTTGGCCATCCCCCGTAGTAAATCCACCCATCTTAACCTGCTATTGTTGTGATATAGGTCATTAGAACTTTCCAATTTATTGTTTTTGCTGCTAGACCTGTTACGGTAAAAGAAACTGCATTTGCTCCTGCTACTTGTATGTCAATAGAAGTTCCAGCCATTGACATAGGTACAAAAGTGCTTGCCACCTCTATACCCAATTCGGTAGAAGTTGCTCCATCTGTAGATGCTCCATATGTTGCTGTAAACACGGCACCTGCATTATCTGTAGTATTATAAGCAACAAAATCGGCTCTGAAAAAATATGTAGATGCAGTAGCATCCAATATAAAACTTAAAATTTGAGTTTCTGTACCGTCTGTTGTCGTAACCTCTCCGATAGATCTATTAGTTAAAACTGCCTGCACAAGATCAGTTGATCCGGTTCCCCCCGCTCCTGAATATAAAACTAAACCAGCGTCATTGTTTACATCTGTGTCATTTGGAGTTGCATCACTACCAAAAATTCTTATAACACCGGCATTTGGGGTTGCATTGGTTGATCCTGTGCCCTCAGATAAAAGAGCAGTTATAGGACCTCCGCCACCCCCTCCGCTTCCATTTATAGAACCTGCTTGGCTCATTTAGAACCCCTTGACGTATTGAGTTACTAGATAGACTGAATCTGTCCCGCCGGCTCCCATAGTTCCTTTTACATAGAACTGAGTGCCTGCTGGCAATAATGGGGATGCCCCTGCTGCACCTGTCTTTCCTTCGTCATAAAGCCAAAAGGATCCAGCTGGACATACATCAACATCATTAACACCATCTATTGATATGGTTACTAAAGCTGTGGAGTTGTTGACCATCTTGCAAATGTAGGATGGATGAACTAAAGGATCGCCTAGCTCTTGATATGTGCCATCAAAAGGACCAGCAAGAGATCTTAAAGTCTCCCATGCAATTCTTCCGTTAAAAGCCATCTGATACCTCTATAGCCGCTTCATGGCTATTTTGTTTTTCTTGTTCTTCTTTAATCTTAATATCATGCTCTTTATGTCGGACGAACAATAAAGTAGGCGTAAGTGCTCACGTCATTCGTTTGCGTGCTTCCGGGGGTCCCAAGAATAACGCTAGTGACCGTAAAGCTAGTCGCGTTAGTAATACTATACGTAAGTTCACCCAAAACAGTAGAAGCCGCCACCCCTATACGAGTAAGGATTATAACGTCTCCCGTCGCGATGTTGGTATTCAAGATAGTCTGGGTACCGGCAGTAAGAACACCTGTCCCGATAAAGTCGGTAACAGCGCCTCCATTCACAAGCAACGTTCTGGCAACAGATGCAATAGCTAAGTGACCACCAGAAACATTGAAGTTACCAGTTCCAGTTGTTGCAGTAATACCACCTGCCGCATCCGATGCAGTCAATTGGATTGCTGTTGCAGCTGCTTGAGAAGACGCTACATTGATTTGCAATGCACCATCCATGTCAATACCACCAGCTGCAGCCTCTAGATTAATGGCATCGGCTGAAGCTAATCCAGTTGCTCTTAAAGTGATACCACCGACATCTGACAATAGACCAATTGATGAAACACCAGTACCCTGATCGGAATGAATTTGAATTGTTTCACTCGTTCCGCCGTTTGCATGAAGTCTAATGGCTAAAGCAGCGTCTTCAGTTGCAGACACAAGAACCGACCCTAATACTGAACCCATATTTAAATCAGCTCCGGCACCTGTAACAGTAACGTTAGAGGTTGCAGCTCCATCAATTGAGAAAGCACCTGTAGTATCAACTGCGATACCTGTTGTTCCTGCATCAATGTCTATTCCACCACCTGCATTGCTTGCAACAATTCTAACAGCTGTAGCGGATGCCTGAGATGAATCAATATTTATTTGTAGAGCTGCATCTAGGTCAAATCCACCTGTTGAATCTACGTTAACTGCATCAGCGGCGGCTTCACCGGCATTAATATTTATAGATCCGGCCGTCGATTGCACTGTGATATCAAATGCGCCTGTGGCTGTGAAATTAGATGCTGCGGCAGCGTCTAAACTGATTCCGCCAGTTGTATCAACAATGAAACCAGCAGTACCGGCATCTATATCGATACCACCACCTGCAGCAGATGCTACGATATTGACTGCATCAGCCGTTGCAAGACCACCGGATAAAGTCAATCCACCAGCTGTTGAAGAAATATCAACGGAAGCTGCATTAGTACCTTGCTGGTTTCTTATTCTAATGGTTTCTGATGTACCACCATTAGTGTTCAATGTGATAGCTAGGGCGGCATTTTCTGTTGAGCTAATATTGACAGAGCTTCCTGTGGCTATAATATCAATATCTTCACCAGCACTTGCGCCAGATGCCAGAATATCGATACCTCCAGCAGTTGCTTCAATAACAATTGAGTCAGCAGCGCTTTGTGAAGTGGCAATATTAATTTGACCTACTGCGTCGACATCAATACCACCGGCTGTTGCATCAATGTTAATTGCATCTGATACAGCTTCAGTAGCAGAAAGAACAATGGAGCTTCCTGTAGCAGTTAAGGAAATGTCTTCTGTGGCAGCAGCACCGGTAGCTCTTAAACGTATACCACCAGCTGTAGAAATAATATCAACAGCATCCACCGCGCTTTCAGTGGCTTGTAAGACGATACTACCACCAGTGTTTGTGATGTTAATATCTTCTGTAGCAGCTCCCACAGCATCGATATCTATACCACCAGCAGAGGCAACGATTCTAATCGCATCTACAGCATTCTGTGAAGATGCTAGATTCATCTGCAAGGCTACGTCCACATCTAGACCACCAGCAGCTGATAGAACTCGTACAGCATCCGCCGCAGCTTCTTCACCGTTTACAACTACACGTCCAGCCGCAGAAGCCAGAGTTAGATCAATACCTGCTCCTGATACGTCAACGGTAGATGCGGCTGCTGCTGTAATGTCAAATCCAGTACCCGTTGCTCCAGTAAATGAAATAGTTCCTGTAGCTGTAAGATCAGTAAATGAACCAGCACCTGAACCACCAGCCACATATGTAGCAAGTTTTAGAGGTGTTACAATTGTTGTGTCATTAGTTCCTGTATTTGTCTCTGCTTGTGTTGCAAGTTCTGCAATACCAGCTTGTGTTTCAGTAGCCGGAGGAACGGCACCGGCAACGACACCAGCAATTACTGTTGCTACGTCGTTAGCTGTCGGAACATAAGCTCCAGCAGGGGCAGTTCCGGTTTGCAATTCAGTTAAAGTAGCTAATTGAACAATACCAAAAGTCGAAGTTGTAGCATCACCGTTACCGCCCAGCTCCCATGAAGAGCCGTTCCAGATATACTGTGTAAATGGAGATGTAGACCTATCAAAATATGACTGACCTAAGTCAACTCCTCTTAAATTTCCAGATGGTGCTCCTTGTCCTTGGATTGCAGCTGAAAGTGAGTTGCTAAGACCTGTTAAACCGTATGTTCTTACCATAATAAAACCCTTGTAAAATTGTTCTCTTTTGACCTAAATATTGCATATTTAATCACTTATGGAAAGGTGCATCTTGCGCAAATTTACACATCCTCATACAATGCGAGTATGGATGAGAAGTTTTATACAGTTAAAGAATTTGCTTACATCTTGATGGTTCATCCCTCAACTGTTAGAAGAGCGATCAAGAATGGACATATTGCAGCGTTTCGAGTAGGATTTGGCAAGAAATCATCCCTTCGAATCCTCAAATATGAGCTAGAAAGGATGCAGGCTTTCAATCTTGAAGAGATTATCCAGAATAGGATTAAGGAGTTGGAGTCAAATAAATTGTAGGGCTTATATTCAATGACTTAATGTGCTATACTGAAAGATAATGAGATTCACAAATGGCTGAATTATATCAAAAAAAACAAGGAGTTGAATATGTATAAATTTTTAACATTAGTTGCTGCATCATTTATGGTGATTTCATCAGCAGAATGTATTCAGATAATTCATGCACCCAGTAGAAATCGTTCATCAGAGGAAACTCATCGTTTGAATCAAGAAGAGGAACAGATGGAAATGAATAGAGAATCCTTGAGAATTCAAAGACAAATGCTTAATGAATATCAAAGTCAAAATCTTAGAAATAGAATGAATTATGGTAGGTAAATATGATCATACTTGCTCCATCTTTCACATGTTTATTTTTTTGGATGATATTGTGTTGGATTGATAGGGATGAAAAATATGAGGATTTCTGAAATTTATTCAAATTCTTTTTCATAATGATCTTGCAATGCTTTCGCATTCCTGCTTACCTGAGAAGCGTTTCCACTTGCTGCCCCCTTTAGGATATTTCCATAGAACTTTCTTAAAGTGGGGCTTTGAATTACTTGATGAAGAACTTTGTATGCTTGATATGCAGGAATGCCTGGAACGGCGGCGATTGCTAAACCCTTACCTGCTATAGACAATCCGCCCAATCCAAGTAATGTTTTAATTCCTGGATTTCTTATCGAGTCTTTGACTGTCTTTTTTATAAAAGTCGCCATCTTATCACTGGATTCATATGCCCCATAGGCCTCATTTGCAGCCTTATTTAGCTTTAAGAATTCGGGATTTTGTGTTTGACCATATTCGTTAAGACCTTCAATAACCTCTTTTTTCACTAAATCAAGATTTGCGCTAATTTTCTTTTTAATGAGTTTCGGTATCTGAACTTCATATCCTCCTAATTCGGACTTGATCTCATTGATTGCCTTCCTGAAATCCATCAATTCTTGTACTTCTATTTCAGGATGAACAATTGTAATCTTCTTAGCCCTTTTTGTACCTGCTTGTGCAACTTGATGAATAGTTCTTTTAAATTTTTTCTCAATTTCATTCACTTTTATCAATGCTTTTTCTGTGGATGGTCTCGTTCCTCCGCTTTCCAATATTTTCTTTAGATTTATTAATGAAGTTTGAAGTTTTGGAGAAGTTGTTTTAGCACCCTTTGGAACAAGTTTTTCGCTTTCTTTGAAGAGATTTGATGCGAATTTCTTGGCGCCTCCTTGCTTCAAATTCATCAAATCAAGAGTGATCATAGTGCCAATCTTTGCGGCATCTGCTGATTTTTCTCCACCAACATACTTAACTCCCTCTTTGACAAGATTAGCAACCACAGGGATTCCAATATTTCTTACCATATTATATTTTCCGGAACCAGGCATCATAAAAGATGATATATCCTGAAGAACCTCATCGCTCTTTTCTTCTGCTTCATTTTTAGGCTTTGTGTAACCTAAAGTTGCTTTCTCAGAGAATTCTTTTAAGCTTTGGGAGGTTGGTAAGCTTGTTTCTGGATCAGCTCCAAATAGATATTTCCCAAATGAATATAAGTCTCCAGGTAGTCCTAAAGCTGTTTCTAATACTCTAGATGTTCCCCTAGCGGTATGTCGTTCAATCTCACGTTCAAGATCATTCTCACCTTCAAAAGGAAATTCTTTAGAAACCGCTTTATTTGGTTGTTGCTTTGCCAATTTGTAGAATGGATTCTCAGATGGCTGTTCTGGAGCTTGTGGAGATCGACTTGAAGCTAGTTTATAGAAAGGATTATTGGGGGACATTGTATCCGTCCTCAATAGCCATTTGGGTTGCAATTTCTGGATCGTCGTTTGCTATTTTCAGATACATTAATATTGTATCATCGCTTAAGGGGGTTCCTGGAGGCACAGATCTTCTTCCGATCTTATTCAATTTATCCTTATCATCTGATAAACTTAAAATTCTTTGTTGATGATCTCTTATTTCATCACCATATCTTTCTTCGAACTTTCTGTCTATTTCGGATTGGTAGTTAGCTGGACGATATCCTCCGTTTTCGCTTTTCAATTCATCTCCAATCTTTTTCTTAAGCATTGGTATTTCGTTTTCAAGTTTCATGAATTCGGCAATATATCGATTAGCCTGAGGATCTTTGCTAGCAGTCACAATTTTTTGCATAAGAAGACGAATATCTGAATCGCTCAATACGCCTCCAAGCAATTGCCTTTGACCTTCAAGTTGAGAAAGAGTATTGGCATCAAATTCTTGGGCTGTCTTAGATCTTAATATATCGGTCAGTGGGCCTGCAATACCTGTAGAAATGAATCTATCCCACCAGCCGATTTTATCCACGTTTGCCAATTGTCTATCTAATGATCGGTTTTTCTTCTCTGCTGCTTTGGCTTCTGTTGCTAGTCCTTCGTCATATTGTGATGATTCTTTATGAAAGAATTGCCTTTCTTGAACTTGTAACTTTTCTCGTCTCGCTTCATCGCGATCAATTTGCTTATTTTTTTCAATATATGATTTTGCTAGGTTTGGAGCTGCTATTGATGCTGCATCAATTCTTTCTTGAGGAATTCTCTGAGGACCTGTTTTGAGTTTAACTTCTCCAAGATCCATAACTCCAGGCTCTTGCATCTGAGGCTGACCATCCGATGGTTCCATTCCTGGCTGTTGTTGGCCACCTTGACCACCTTGGGCGCCAAAAGTTCCACCTAAACCAAGATCTCCTAGCATTTCTTTCATGGCACCATATTTTGCTAATGGCTTTTGTTGCTCTTGATATCCTTTAAGTAGCTGCATTTGGAAGTCAGCAGGCAAGTTTGAAGCGCCTTCGATTCCTAAGGATTGTAAGAAATTACCCATTTGCTGTTGTTGAGCTTCTTGCTGCTGTTTCTGCTTCTGCTCTTGTTGGAACTGTTGAGCCATTGGCAAAACTTTTTCAAGACCGCCTGCAAGCTTTTGGGCAAATGTTTTCTTCTGCCTTCCAGGGGGTAACATTATAACCATATAATCTCCTTAAAACATTCCGCCAAGTGTAGATCCTAATTGTGCACCAAGTACGGGCTGACCAAAGAAAGCCCCTCCTACTCCACCAGCCACTCCTCCCAATAATGATCCCCATCCAGAAGGTTCTTTCTCTGGCTTTTGCATTAGAGTTCGTTCGTATGGCCTTTGACCCATTAACATTTGGGAATAGTTCATCATATCATTGAGAGCTTGTCTTTGTAGGTTTTGGCGATTAGCTGCTAGATCTTGAGCAAAGTTAGAGACTGCCGCTGTTCCTGTGTTCTGAAACCCGCTGCTTCTTCTTGTTCCTAGGGATCCCTGACCAGGAACTCCCCTGCTTGCTCCGCTAAATCTAGAACCTAAACCGCCAAGCATTTCCTGAAATTGCCTCATAGCTGGAGCTTCCATCTCGGCAAACATCTCTTCATCACCGCCAGCTAGTCTGCTTAAGTAACTGCCAGGCTTAAGTTGATTAAAACCTTGCTTATAGAGACGCATTTGCTTAGGGTCAAACTGCTGAAGCTGCCCTGTCTTGTATCCTGAAGGGATAATATCTCCCGATCTTCCTGATGGCCCTTGTACCATAAGTATCTCCTTTTCTATCAGTTATATCAAATTATGGGTTAGCTATCCATTCCAAAGTTACAAGCCCATTAGTGCATGTTGGGGGTGCACCAGCTCCTTTAGTAATAATGATCTGTGTGCTACTAACCTTAACGCCAATCTGATTGGTCACATTCACTACATCAACATAAGGTAAAGCTTGCCAATAGGTTCCATCGTAGAACGTGCCCCAAATCCTCACGAAATTGGTAAGTGAAGAGACGTTTATCCCATGAGTAATGGTTAAATTAGAATCATCCCATGTGTAGGTTTGCCTATACCCTGCTTGTACCTTGTTTTGATAATATAACCATGTCTCGCCATTTTGCACCGAGCGATTGATTGTAAAGAACCCAATTGTTCGGTTATTTACATTCCTGGCTATGTCTACATAGCTTTTGTCGAGCTCCATTGAAAGCTGATGCAGATCTTCAGTGAAGTTTCTGGATGTTCGAAGGAATCCGCTTCTTGCAAAAGTGTCATTCACGATAACATTCCTGACTGGCTAACATCTATAATAAATCCATGTAACTCAATCTCATCAAACTGAATATTTAGGTCTTCATCGTTCATCTGTTCGTTTGATAAAGTAAATCCAAGCTGAACGGTATCCCCTATCATACTGGTATTCATTCTATGCCAAATCTGAGCTGATGTTGATGTTCCACCAGTATTTGGAGCAGATCCTGGCTGTACAAGCATCTGTAGGTTCGTATTAAATGGAGTTAATCCCAAATTAGTGCTTTCAGGACATGTGTGGACTGTTTGACTAAAGATAAGAGCGCTATTTGTAGGATTAGGTGATGGAGGCACCGGCCCAACATTGTATGGTGTTGAGTTATCCTGGCTTAGATAAATCTCTACAGTGATCTCACCGTTGTCTGTCTTTGTCAGAAGATACTGCTGAGGGCCAATCCGTGTTTTTCTAGCTAGATCCCATGCGAGCGGGAATTGCTTCGTTTGAATGAATGGCCTGTACATTCTAGTGATGTATCCACCGCCTTCATAGGTCACAGAATCTGGTATTGGGGCCAATGTAAATTCGTTTGTGCTTCCAGATTGCACCTGGAATATCTTTCCATTGATATTGCTAACGTTTGTTCCAACAGCTCCTGATATGGTTATGAAGTCGCCGTTGTTCAAATTATGATTTGGTGATGTGACTACACCTGCCACAAGATCTTGTATGTAAAGGCTTGTTGCTTCGTCTGTTTGGCTGGTTTCCCTAAATAAAATAAATCCTTGCTGGTTACCTGCTATCACGTTTGGTTGATTGTAAGAAAGCTCTCCAGATCTCCAGATACTATCCCAAGTCTCCCAGGTAACATCTGTATATTGAGACCATGTCTTTCCATTGAAAGTTAGAAATTGACCATAAGTGGTATAACTTTCATAGAAAATAGCGAAAGATGCGTCTCTGTAATTGTAGAACAGTGTTTGATTAGGGAATTTCCATGAGATTGAATTTGCTGGGTAAGTGAAATAGACCCATTCGTTTTGGAAGTCTCTTTGTGAGGTAAATCGTTCGTTTCCATTGTTAACATTTGTAACGTCGAATACTTGATCTAAGACCTCCAAATCGAACCTTGCACAGCTTGTCTGATTGGTAATAACATAGCCTCTATTACCTCTTGAAAGCACACCCTGGTCTAAATTGACAGTGGAGAAGGTACTGGATGAGCCATATTCAGAATTAATGACAAAGAACTCAAATGGTATAACATCACCACCTGTTGCCATGAGTCTTGTTTGAAACTTAGTGAATCCAACAATTAAAGCATCCGAATCGTTACCTATACTGGTAATGATATCAGATACACCGGCTTGAATATTTCCGCCAAATCCAACTTGATCCTCAAACATAGCTGTTGGCGATGCTGTTTGGTTGTCAGGTAATAAAATTGGATTAAATTGGTTTCCAATGCTTGTTGGAGTATCTACAGTAGCTGAAGGAGTATTTGTGTAAGATGCTGTATAATATGGGGTTCCATTTTGTGTGTAGACTACAGTATCTGGAAGATAAATAGGAGATCCAGTTGATGTTTGCACGACTGGCCCGAAAAACAGCATCCTATCCTTAAATGGAAATAGAAGCTTACAGCCTACTAGGTAATATTGGTCTGGTGGAAGTTCAGATATAGAGAAATCCCCCTGCGATAAAGGAGGCATGTAATTGACCCACCCCTTTCCAGTATTATATGTAGGAGGAATTACACCATCTGAAGGATCGCCATCATACCAGCGGATACAGTCTATTGTTGTATCCGATCTACTAGTAAGGTATTGAACAATCCCTCCACTTATCCATGCTCCAGCAATTGTTGCGTTGGGAAACGTCACTGTAATCTGGTTAACTGCTGGTACTGCCGTAACATATCCGGTCTGGAAGTTAATGCCTGTTATACCATTTATCTCATTGATAAATACAAAATCTCCAACTACAAGAGGGGTATTGCTCGTTGTTGTTATCGTAACAGATGCTGGAGGTCCACCAGCATTTATGACAACTGCCGTGATTGTATCGAACTGCATTCCAATATTAGTGATAGAAAATGGAACGTTTACACCATTGGTTGCCCAAAGAGCCCCTTGATAGTTGGCCGTCCAGAATTGCTGGTAGTCTTGGCCATTCCAGGTAGTAGGAGTTAAAGTTGATTTTTGAGTATATCCTGAATATGTTCCCGTTGGAGGGTTCTTGTAGAAGCTGACATCGTTTATCTGAAATGGATATGTGGTAGAAATATTATAGGAATAGGTAGTATCAAAGGCTAATGTTCCAGGGTTAGAAAGAGCTGTAAATAGTAATTCTGCTATTCCCATGACAGGGAGTTGAGGGTAATGAAGAACTGCGGTATCCAAATTTTCATTATTTCCCACGATTGTCAATAATCCGCCTGCTGTCAATTCTGCTGTTGCAGATCCTGTAGTCAATAATGTAGATGGGAAGGCAATCCCTGGATCAGTGAATACGGTTGTTCCTACAGTGAATTTGGATGTGCCTAATGCAGGGGCTGGAACGATCGTAACAGAGAAGTTACCAGTTACTGCATCAGTTGTGCCGACGTATCTTGAAAGCTGACCCAATAGGGTGGTTCCGCGTTTTCTTTTAACGCGTCCTCTCCACTGATAGGCATTAACGATCACAGGGAAGCTATCATTGTCTATGTTGAATGGTAGCCTATCTGTTCTAAGACCTTTATTGACTGGACCAACGACTATTTTTGGCATTAATTACCTATTGAGTACCAGTAAAAGCCTCTGTACTTATTTGAAGTTGAATTAAATTGCCATTCAAATCCAGTTGTAGTAACTGAAGTTCCATTTGGAGTTGCTGAGCCAGCTACACTTGGTGCGGTTCCTGCTGTATTCCAATATGGAGTGCAAACTACCATCCAAGCATTGTTAGGATAAACTAAAGGAAAAGTTACGGTTCCGGATGCACTACCACCTGCGAATGATCCACTAGAACCAGTATTTTCAAATCCCCACTGTATGATTGATCCTCCAGGCAAGAAACTGTATCCGTTCAAGGCTGAACTATATGCTTTTGGAGCAGTTATTTGGATTTCAGTATTACCTGCCAATGTGCTGCTTTGGTAAAATAGTGCACCATCTGTTTTTGCATTGAAAGTCACGTCATTGCTATAGACTTCACCAGTTCCAGCAACCTTTGGAGGTGTCACACCACCATTATCTTTTAGGTGTATAACTGTATGCATCCCATCTGTTAATGCCCCTGTTGCAGCTCCAAATGTTAAATGGTCTGTAGACAATATCTGACTAACACTTGTAGTGTTTACCGCCATATTAGGTTGATCTTGTGCAGGCGTATTTGTTGCTACAGGAATCCCTGTTGTGTAAGTGTAGTTTGTTGCCATCTATACTCCGAATGATGATTGGTTATAGTTGCTTTGTGTACTTGGTTGACTGTAAATCGTATGTGTTCTTGTGGCTGTGAATTGCCTTTGAGACCTTTTCCAGACTAGCATTTCTTGTTCTTGGAAAAGTGGCTCATAGAATTGGAATTGCTCTACATCTCCCACGTCTGATAAAATCTTTCTTGCAGCTCCCCTTGCGATGTATTCGCACATATAACCAAAAGGAACCATTTGGCTAGATGAGAAAAAGGCGGCTGGGCTTAAATATGCGTTTAATTGGACTAGATAAGCGGTATTTGGAGGTGCCCTGAAAGTAAGGGTATTGTTATGGAAAAGAACTGCTCTTGGAATGCCTGTCTGATAATATACACATTGAGCTTGAATCGGATTTCCATCAGGAATAGCTTTTGAAAATGTCACACTGGTGGCTATTCCAGTAATGTAATTTATCGTATTTTGAGTTGTAGTATAGCCGCCTGCAAGAGTCGTATTTCCATATGGAGCAACTCCAGGAGTCATCAAAAGTCCATAATTTTGTGCATCGGCTGTTCCGTCATTTAACAAAATGCCTGTATCACAAACTTGGACTAATGAACCATCAGTGGCTATTGATGTAAAATAGATTCCTGGGTAGATGCTGGTTGATTTGATTACTCCAACATTTACGCTGGCATCTTGAATGTAAGCTCCAGTACCTGTTGTATCTAAAGGAGGATCTTGATTGACTTTAGTATCAACAATCCCTGACATGTCTACATGGCCTCGAATAATACCGGATGTTACCTGTGTAGATGTATTTGGGTTATTTTGAAGAAAAGGCAATGTGAGAGTATACGGACCAGATGTGCCATCTCCTGTTCCTGCCTGCACAAGAATTTGGTTGTAATTAGGCCATACACTGAAGAATTGCTCTCTTTGCGTATAGAGAGGCGCATCTACTCCATTTATAGATACTGGCCCCATAAATCCCTGGTAAACTGGATAGAATGCTATATCGTCAGCGTTCGGTTGTCCAGCTGTTTGGGATTGAATTGAATACATAGGCATATTGTACTTATCAACTCCAGGAGTAGTCTGGAATTGATAAGTAGTCTTAAAGTCGAACAGTTGAATCCGAGCGTCAACGTCCATAATCCAGAATCTGTTGATATAATCAATGATTAAGGCATCTGTTAAGACCACATTAGACGGGGTTTTAACGATGCGTCTGATGTAAGTGATTATATCTGAAAGATAGTTAGTCATTAGAAAGCATTAGCTCCCATAAAGATTGATTTTCTAGATGATACTGGACGTGCATTAAGCCTTTGAATTGTGTTGTCGACCACGATTGCTCCATAGTATTGGCCTGAGCTGTCCGATCCTGTAGGCTTAGTTTGGTCCATTGTTAGCCTGTGATAAGACCTGCTTCTGATGTCTTCTGCAAGATATCTTGGGCCCCATACTGGCTTATTAACTGGAACTCTCCAGAATTCACAAGGCTGTCCAGGAAATTTCTTTGTCCAAATTTCGATTGCTTCGCCGATAATTTCGTTGTTTTCTGCAATGAATTGAACATATTCTTTTTGAAAGTTATAGTCTTCACGGAACTTTTCATTGAATTTTGCTCTACAACCAATGGTTCTTTCAGGTTTTAGATAGATGTCTTTTGATTTTTCGATATCTGATCTTGCCATTTTGGTCTGAGGCTCTGTTTCAAGAACGGGTGCTTTATTCATCCTATCTTGAGTAAGTTCTTTGACATTTTGGTCAAATGCTTCGAATTGCTTTTCCAGCTTTTCGATTTCTGTTTCATTGATTTTTGGTTTTTTGGCTTCTGTCATTTTTTCCTACCCTGGTGATATGTTAATAAAGCTGCCTGGTACATTCGTTTGTGTATTCGTCGTAAGAAGAGAATTTGTTAGGCCACTATTTACATCTCCTATCGCAACAATCTGAGGCTGTTGACGATACGACGAGGTTACAAATGTATTATATCCCACAGAATTGATATTTAACACAACTGAATTAGATGCTGGAATCGAAAGGACATATCCAACTTGATTGTTGAGTTCAACCGGTCCATTTTGTGGCAACACTAAGAGTCTGCACTGCTGTCCCACCACATAGTTATGATCAACCGCTGTTGTAACAGTAGTCGTCTGGCCTAGTGTGATACCCGAAATAAAGAACTGGCTTGGCTCATAAAAATCTGTTTCTACTGGCAGATTATTATATAAAGCTACAGGGCCAGGGTAAGGGTAGGGAAATGTCATTTTACCTCATAAGAAGGGGGGTTACCCCCCCCTCTAATTTACTAATTCACAGAATAATCATCATAATAGGCAACCCAGTAAATTACGTTACCTTCTGCTCCAACGAGCTTACCTGTGGTAAGTACCGTACCTGCCCCAGCACCAATGCTGAAACCTTGGCTTGTATTGTTGATATACGCGCCTTGGATTGCTGGACCATTAATAGTAGAAGCTGATAGCAAAGTTGTAGTAGTGTTGCCATATACAACTGTCGGTGAAGGATAAAGATTCTCACCGGCATATGGATAACCACCACTATTTACATCTCCTACTGCTTTAACTATTGCAAAGCCCAAGCCTGGGAAACTTGCAAATGCTACACCAGCAACACTAAATGCATCCAATGATCCACTGTAATTGAATTTGAAATAATCTGAATATGAACTGTCTGATGCAACGCTTCCAACTTCTGTCACATAATATGTATTAGGTGACGCAGGAATGACGTTATTTGGCAACTCATTGAGTTGAGATGCTCCATAATTAGATGGAATATTAAAAGCAATCTGTTGTCCTACAACAAAGTTTGTTGGGGCAGTTGTTTTAACTGTCACAACACTACCAGATCGACTAATACTCCAAGGGAAAGCAATTCCTGGAACATATAGTTGAGGATACAAAATCTTTTTAACAGCTGCAGCACCTGTAGCTGCAAGGGTTAGAGCAGTTAAATTAGCTGCTGTACCATTCCACACTACAGTAAAGGTAGTAGTTGAACCTACAGCTTTAATGATAAATGGGATGCCAGCAATTTGCTGCATACCTGTTGTAGCTGTTTGGTAAAGGTTTTGGAATGTAACCCAGTCACCTACTTTTAAACCGTGAGCTGATGTAGTTGTCACAGTCAAAGTAGAAGCATCTGTTTTTGCAATACCTGCTGCTGCACCTGCACCTAAAAGGATTTGTGATCCATATTGCAATGAAAGGCCAGCTTGAAATGAACTAATACCATTTGATGTAACGGTATCGTAAATCAACGCTGGAGTAGCATTATACCCTTCAATTACAGCATACCCTTGTCCCATAGATACATCCCACTTAGCGGATGCTATATTTTGAGATGCGGCAGCTGAATTTGCTACTGTATAATTTGTCAATTCAACTCTTGTCGGGACAAAAGGCAAATTAATAAATTTACCAGCCCCAGTTGATGTGAAGTGACCTTTTGCTAATTTTGAATATTCAGCCATGTTATACCCCCAAAGCTATTGAGCGTGTACACAGAAGATTACGAATAGCAGTATCTTGAGTGATCGCTTGCGCTTGCGCAAACTTAACTGCTAAAGTAGCATTCTGAGCCAACATTCCGGAATAATAAGGGTCACGATAAATCAGGTTCATAGAGTAGCCATCCTGATTAATGTGAGTAATCGCCTGCTTTCCAAGGACAGTGTTGTAATAAACATCTGCGCCCAAAGCTGATACGCCTCTTGCAACAGGAGCTTCTGAGCTTGTCAGAACACGGATGTTGAATGCAGAGCCATATTCGCTTGGCAAAGCTGATGTGTTAGTTGGATAGTTCCACTGAGACAAGAATCCTTCGTCAACCAAACTATCAAAATCTGATTGAAGCTCAGTTGAAGACAGCATGAAATATGCTGACCTAACAGGGCCTGTACCAAACTTCAAATCACCTTCAATACCTGACATAAATTTGTAGGCATTGTTGGTGTCCAAAGTTGTTGCAACCATGCTAAAATCAAGCATACCAAGAGCTGTTGGGTTATCCCCGCCAGTTCCGTTAGCTGCATTGATTTGAGAAGCAGCAGATACGATATAATCGCGTAGGATTAAGTCTTCGGCTTGTCTCATAGCAACTGCAAGTCTCTCAGATACCCAGGCTAAAACGCCTTCTTGGTCTTGGAGGATTACCTGTTCGTTGATAATACATCCAGTACCGAAGAATGCCATTTGAGCATCAATGATGTCTCTTTGAGGAACTTGAGCTGGGGGATCAATCCCAGAGTTACCCAATTGAATAGTGGGTGGTTGCAGAGCGCGTGGGCGCATAAATCTGCATGTAGTACCGCCGTGCGCTGGCATACTTACCTTATCGCAGACGGTAATATAGTTCATGGTAGGGGTAGGCACGTAAAGCATCGCGGGTGCTAGCGATTGCAATATCATCGGGCCTAAACTACCTGTTGTAGTAATAGCCATCTTTTACCTGTAAATGAACGAAATTACATGCACTAAAAAGTGCATTTATTTGGATATGATGATAGGTATGCGAACCCAACTACGCGGATTTTCTATCATATCAAGCGAGGCTGCGACTTCCCCTACGCTGACTACCACATTGACGCAAGTGGCTGCGAATCTTCAATTTAGGAAAAAACGGGATTATTGTAAAGCCAGAAATTTTGATGATGTAAAGCTGCTTTACAACCCGTCTGTTATTTCAGGCGGAGGATAGGGATAGGTCTTTTGACAATAGATGCAATAATAGACATCCGAATAGATTTCCATTGGCTCTATAGGATTATCGCAGATAGGGCAAATATTCATATTACTCCTAGAAAACGCTACCTCAATGCCTATCATTGAGGCAGCCAAAGCAACAGATTCGCTATTTGCTTTATTTTTTCTTTTTCACTAGTGCCTTTTCGTCTTTTTTAAGATGTGACATTAAAGGCTTCAGAGCTTTCTTGTGTTCTTTCTTTTCTTCTTTTTCTTTCTTATGGGCCATGATTATTTTCCTTTCTTTTTAGATTGTCCACTTTCATGCATTGCGATCGCAATTGCTTGTTGTCTATTTTTCACAACAGGGCCTTTTTTAGACCCTGAATGAAGCTCTCCTTTTCCAAACTCTTTCATCACTTTGTTGACCTTAGAGTTTTGATTCTTTTTTTGCATTAAATCCTCAAGTTTTTCTTAAGTTCTTGCAGCTTGTCATAGGCGTTCTTTTGCCCCGATGGACTAAAATCTCCTTGTGAGCTGTATCCAGGTGTTCCAACTCCGCTTGGCTGATAATAGGGGTTTCTTCGTTGGGCGTCGATTTTTCCCTGTATGGTTGATTCGGGAACTGCTGGCTTATGCACTCCAAGCGCTTTGATATTCTTGTACACAAGTTTCTGCCTTTCGAAAGTATCCGGCATTTCCAGAATCGTTTCAGCAAGCTCCGGATCTTTTTCCGCAAACTTTTGAGCATGCTGCATGATTTCGTAGAAGTCCGGGTTAGATTTGATCCAGTTTTGCTTCCTTTCTTCGTATAACGCCTCGGAGACCGCTTTTTTAATTTCCGTTTGAGTTTGTTCTCTGGTTTGTTGTCCAAATTTTTCTAACCTCTTGTTTAAACGTTTACGATCAACATATGGTTCAGAATCATCTTCTTCATCATCATTGCCAGATTGCTTAGCCCGCTCTTGCGCAAGCCTCTCAGCGTTTTCCCTGGCAGCTCTTTCTTCAGCAAGTTGTCTTTCATACTTTTGCTGTAGTGCTCGAAAGTTGAGCTCTTTGTCTCCCTCTTTCGGTGGTGTTTGTTCTTTATTTACTGCTTGATTTTCTTGATTATTCATACTATCCTTTCCCGTGACGTGGGTATACGTTTGGATATAAGATCATTAAACTAAATGGTTTATAAAAATACAACATAATATTTGACCAAAACATAGGATTTGCTAGAATGGCCATCCACAAGCTATCTCAGGACTATATTGATATGTTTATAAAGTTGCATAAAGAAGGAAGAACAGCATCGGAAATGGCAAGACGCTTTGATATGTCACCTTCAAGAATAAGAAAGGCAATTCAGAAAAATTTAGGAACACCAGTAGTGAGAAAGAAACATGAAAGAAATTTCATTTGAAGAAGAAGATGTAAGAGAAATTCTAGAAGAGTTTGCAGAGTATCTACAACAGGAATTTTACGATGATGATATATACCGTGCCATCGTCTTAAAACCAGGTGATCTACATTGTGCTATTGATGATTTTATAGAGTCCATTGTTTTATGAATATTGATCGGATTACAGTCAAAGCTAATACCTGGGAGAGAAACGCTGTTGTACAGCAGTATTATCATAAAGATTATCGACTAGTCAAAGAAGAAAAGATCACAGCCAGGAAAGTAGCCCTAGTTTTTGAGCCAATCGTTTTTAAGGTTAGTCCACCGCCAAGCAGGGAAGTAAGAGACAGATATTGGGAAGTGAAGAATGAAATCAATTCAATATCTAGAAATTCAACAGATGATCTAGAGTATTCAGAATAGGACATTTATGAAAGTCAACATTCTAGAAGCCCATGACAGGCTAAAATATCTCATGAAATCCCAAGCTGATGCTGTTAGCCAGGGATGTGACGATTGCCTAAAGAGAAATCCATTGTCTCTTAAGCTTCAAGACAAAAGCCCCTACATTTACATTTTCGCTCATGCTAGGACAGCAGACAATCAGTCAGATAAAAGAATATTATGGCAACCAAGATTAACGAAACCCAAAGCACAGACTAACTCCTGTTTGTTTAGAGCAAAATCCCATACGGACATCTTAGAAGTATGCTGGCAAATACCTCCAAGAGAGCTTTGGCCTCAATTTAAAGCCGGAAACGTCACAGAGTGTGAAATAGCCGTTTGGTCTATTAATATGTTTATACATAATCGAGAGGAATTAGAAAAGAATTATCCTGATGACCTAACAGACGAGCAGGTTAAGCACATATTAACCGAGATAATGATGGAGATGAAATCTCAAGAATGCCATGCTAATCTAATGAAAAATCTGTATGGAGATTTAGATGAGGGAACATAGGTTTATCGCTCCTGATGGCAAAGAGAGCTTCAAAGAAAAAGTAAATTTAGATGATCTGGACGATTGCAAAAAAAATGGAATGATATTCTTCAACATGTACACTCTGGACACTTCTAAACCATCTTTGCTTGATTCATTGTACGAGCAACTAGAAGAAATACCTGATCAAGAAGATCTAAATTTGTCTATTCGCCATATGGCTAAACTTTTACAGGAAAAAATTGAAGATGATGCTGATAAGATTCTCAAATCTGTAAGAGATGAGATTATATCAATGATAAAACTTAAATACACACCAATAAATATAAATGATAGAATTTAGTTCTATACTTTTTTGTATTGCAGCTTTTGTAATAGTCTGTCTATTAGCAGCCTTATTTGCCTATATACTAGGCTAGACTTTTTGGAGGCTTACTAAGCTTCTTCTTGCCAAGAGATTCAAAACCCATCCCTTCCACCTGACGACCAATCTTAGCAGTTATTCCGGTTCCATAATAGTCACCCATCCCCTTTTGGCCTTCTGGGGTATGTGCATGCTTATAAGTGGGTTTTTTAGCCTTTATCATCGACTTGCTGCGTATTCATTCTTGTTCTTGGGAGGGCTGGAACATCTGATTTAGGGCTTCCTTTATGACCAATTGGCTGATTGATACCAACACCATAGTGAGTTCCTGCATTGACGAAATTAGAGGATCTCTGATCATATTGAGGGCATCTAAAATCCCATGGAGATTTTACTCCATCTTCTGGCTGACATTGTTTGTTCTGCTCTTTGATACGATCAGGCTGTTCAAAACCATGTTTCGTATTTTTTAGAGTCGAACGGTCTTTTTCGGCAGCGGTATTTTTATAACTCTGCACGGTCTTTGTGCTTTTCATAAAACCTCTTTTTTAAATTATGGGTGAAGGTATCCCTCAGAATAAAACACCTTCACCCAAAACCTAGGACACCCTAGATTAATTTCTGTAACCAGACTTCATGGGTTTTTTGAGTGTCTGAGATTTATTTTCGGATTGCTGATGCTTAATAGCTGAATCAGTATCTTCATAATTCATAACACTGCCTACACCTTCAACTGAACGTGTATCTCTAACTTTATGAGGTCCATCTGGGAAAACACTGTTATTCCCCTTAGACCCTACCCATGAACCATGGTCGTCAATTCTTTGACCGCCTGCCATAATTACCTCTCCTAACCCATTTAAGGTTTAAACATGTTTATAACATTGTACAAATATTGTTTCAAGAAATGTTTGCCGTTTGTCCTTGACTTTGTGCAGGTTGCATCATGCCACCCATTATTTGCTCAAGGAACTTATTTGCTTCCGTTCTTCTGTGAACATCCTGCTTTTCCTGCTCTTCCTGATTTTGGATATTCATAGAATCAACTTTTAACTTGTTTTCAGCATAGGATGTCTCAATTTCTCCATATTTCTGGATGCTTTCCAAAAGTTGATTAAGGGCAGCTTGCTTTTCTTTCAATGTCATTGCACGGTTTCGCTCGATCATGCTCAAGCGCTCTTCATAAAGGCCTAGGTTAGATTCTGACCTAGAATGATCTTCTCTCGCTCTTGCAATATTAGCGGCAGTCTTACTCATCAATTCCTGCAATTTAGCAGTTTCGAAGGCCTGTTGGATATTTTGAGCTTCCGCTTGACCCGCTTGAGCTTGCTGCTCTTGCTGTTGAAGATATGGGATAATTTCGCCTTTTCCTGTGATATTTAGCTTTGGAATGATCATTGAGGGAGGGAAGACTTCTCTTCCGAACACCTGATTAATCTCCATCATTTGCTGAGCCTGGAGATTCTGCTGTGTTGGAGTCAAATCGGCCTCTTCAACCACAACCTGATATTTAGAGAAGATTCTACTGTAGAAATAAGGCGTGGGCTCTTCGCCAATGTAAAGACTAACCTTAGCAGCATTCCAGTTGTTAAGGACAATCTTCATCATCTTATCGCCCAAAAGCCTATCTGCAAAGTCCCATTGATCGTAATATTTTTGCAGGACCATCAAGTTAGCTGCTTGCTTGATCAAAGTCGTCAATGTAGAGGCGTTTTTATCCTGCTGAGCTGACCAGTTTTCTAAATCCACACCTGAAGTCTTGAAAACAAGGTCTGCCATTTGTTGTGCAAGAGCTAGATCGCTCTCAGGCACACCAGAAGCCATAATTTTTTCAACATCTCCCATTTCATAACCAGGATTAATAACAACATCCCAACCCTGACCGGATTTCTTAAGATTATCTTCGTTGGCAACTGCTCCAATCTTTCTTTTCCATCCGGCATTAATCGTTGCTTGCGCTATATCGTTGTTAGTAATGACCTTATAATTGAAAAGAAACTGAGGATCGCGCATAGTCCGCACAAGAGAGCGAACACGAAGATCATAGTAGTTATTATGTGGTTCATAATTCCAAAAATAGGGAATAAATGGACAGCCAAAGTCGCCTAATGGATTGTCCCCCTGGAACATTAACTGGTCGTTTAACACAACCGCCAGTTTCCAAACTGGAACTTTGACCGTCACGAGTTCTAAATCGGGTATTTGATAAAGAACCTGCTCTAGGTTCTCCATCCCTTGAGCAAAGTCAAAGAATTGGTTCCTTGACTTGCTATAGAGTCTTTTCTTTTCCCCAGTCCATTTGTACCAGACATAGGAAAGAACCATAAGGTCATTGCGGGCCATGTTATAGTTCTCTGGAAGGAAATAGAAGTTTCCATAACGCTGAGGTGTGCCTGCCATGGGAGTAATAGCAGAAACTTTGTCAGGGAATCGCTCCTCAGCTTCTTTCTTTGAAATGTATTCTTGACACCATACAAACTGAGCATCGGACATGTCAGGCGAGCGGAAATAGGGATCGACCAAGAAAGAATTATATTCCCAAACCTTCAACTTAAGCTCCCCTTGGGCCTGATCTTCACCAGTGTAATCAAGATAGGGCTGCAAAAGAACCATTCCAGATACTGCAGAAAGCTCTTTTGCCTTGGATTTCTGCTCATGAATTGCTCCCTTATTGGAAGCTGTCGTTATAATCTTGGTGTACTGATCAGCTGTTTTTGGATCGGAATTTTCAGTTGGAACGTATGTAAAGCCCTTTCGATGCTGCCTTTCATAGCCCGTGACCATGTTGACTGGCTGCTGCAATATATTGAAATAATACTGCTGGTGGCTACCTGTGGGGTTGAAATTGAAATACCGATTAACGAAAGTTTGGGCCCCGGCATAAAACATTGTATCTATATTACTTTGATTCCAACGGCTCTGTTCGATCGGCTGAAATTTGGAATATAGATTGTCGAGCCACTGGCGAACGTTTCCTTGGCTTGGTTCCAAGGCATTGTTCCAGGGCGGAAAATAAAATGTCATTTATCCTCAGAAGGTTAGGACAAACATGTTCATATGTTGCTTAAATTTAGAAACATACAAAAAAGAATGAATTAAAACAAGAAAGACTTGATGATATTGTGGGCCCTGTGTCATTATTTGCCTTATTAATTAGGTTAAGGAGGTATGCGGCATGGAAAAGATGCAGATTATATATTGGCAACAAAACGATGCCATGGGTCAAGTTTTTTATGAATTTGAATCTGATAAAACATTATGGAATGATGTGTTGAATGATGGAGGATTTGCAAATCGAACAGACTATATACCAGACTACTTCCATGTTGATGATAATGATTTTATTGAATTATATTCATGCGAGTCATCAAATTCGATAAGATCAAATGATCCATCTATTGTTTTGCTTGGAAATTATAACGAAGGACTTTTTTGTTATTATTGTAGAAATGATAAGGAAAAAAGAGAATGTGTAAAATACTTACTTGAAATGGCTAGGGATATCGTTCAGATTGAATATCACAGAAAGTTTTTAGATGTTCAGTGTAGGTTGGAACACCAATGACCATCGTAGATACATTGTACGCTAAATTTCTGGACATGGAAAGGATAAGCCCGTATCTTGTGATGAGATATGCCAAGAGAGAGTACGACTTTTGCGTTGATATCTATGATGAGCTTAAGATGCGAAGGATTCGGAATGGGATCGAGAAGCCTAGGAAGAAATGGGAGAGGATTAAATGAATGAAAATATAGATTTTTCAACCCTTAAGGGAAAAATTCTGAATCATATTGAAGTGATAAAAAATCATCCTGAAGAAGATAAAATCTTATTTTTCACATCCGACGGACAAGCTTATAAAATGCATCATTACCAAGACTGTTGCGAGTCTGTTACAATTGAAGATATATGTGGAGAAATTGATTGGTTATGTGATAGCCCTATTTTAGAGGCAGAAGAGAGGACAAATTTAGCTGATTGTGAAAATTTAAAAAACGATGATTCGTTTACTTGGACATTCTATCATTTGGCTACGATAAAGGGATCTGTTACGATAAGATGGTATGGTACTTCTAACGGCTATTATTCTGAATCTGTCGATTTTGAGAGGATTAAATGATAAAATATAAGGTTATTACCGAGAGAGAAGATCAATACGTTGATGCTTGTGGTTTCGAAATTGACGGCAATGGAGACTTAATTTTGTTGGATGAAGATGAAATTTATGTGGCTATGTTCCAAAAAGATTTCTGGAAAGCCATTAGAGTTGCTTTTGATTATGTCCCTTTAAAGGAAAACGAATTGCCTGTCAAGGATTAAATGTTTTTCTTGATAGCGTGAAGAAATTTGTTGTCACTTGTAGTTTTCAAGTAAATAGTTAACTTACAAATGGCGAAAAACCTCGATTTACTTAACATAATATTTAATTATCAGACGTAATGAGAAAAATGACCAAAACATGCCCAGTTTGCGACACCGAAATAGACTTCAACGAATTCCATGATGCAGAATATTGTCCAAAATGCCTTGAATGGTTAGAAAAAAACTGCCAAGATAAAGAATGTAGATACTGCAAGCATAGGCCTAAGAAGCCTCCCTTGCTGAGGACTGGTAGAAGGATCCTAAATGAAACATGAATGTATTAGATCGTTTAAGACTAGAAAAATAGACGAATGCTCTGGTGAAGCATATAATCGCTGTCATGGAATTGAACCAATGATTTTCGAAATATGGTTTCAAGACAAGGACGGCACAGAAAGTTATTTCGATAACTGGATAGAAAAAGAAGTTAATTTTTGCCCATACTGTGGCTTAAAGGCAGAAAGATTATAAGGATTTTAATAAGAAATGAAAAAACAATCTAAATATACATGCATTGTGTGCGGTGAAGAAGAATATGGAAAAGCCCCATACTGTAAATGTGAAAGGGAATATGATAAGACACAAAAAGAAATTACAAGAAATGTTTTGACAGGTATTAATAAAATCTTAAATAAGGAGAAAAAATGAGTCAAATTGACAACTTGGTGGATTCACATTGCGGTTTTTGTGATTATGAAAAAAGCAAACCATGTTTGAGTTGCATGAAATATATTATATATTTAGCCATAAAAGATGCGTATTCAGATAACCTTGGATCAGCACCTATTGATTTTGAAGAAGCAATTTCAGAAGGAGTAAGTAAATCTTTTGGATATCTTGATTCTAGAGAAATGAAAGATGCAGTTATTTCGGGGGTATCTTTAAGTCATGGTCACGTAAGATAAAAAGGAGAAAAATGAACTGCAACCATATCACACTAACAGTCCATAGAGCTCACCTAGAGCGTGTTATCGATAAGTACAGCGATAACAACTATCTCCTGATTCAATCGGCCGAGATAGGCGCCAATAAGCTTTTGCTTACTTTCGATAAGATAAGCGACTTGAAGCCGCCTGAACAACCTAAGCCCATCAAGGCTGTGAACCTGGATAGCAGTGATGAGATACCGGATGGCATGCTTGAGGAGCTTTTTAAGAAATGAATTATAAAATTGTGGAACAGCCTAAAAAAATTATAATCAACTTTGATAACTTTTCTAATTTGGACGAAAGGTCGTTTGAAATTATTATAAATGGTAAATCATTTTATTTTACAAAACATAAGATAGAAAATATTTTGAAATATTTTGATAAACTTGCTTTTTTAAATATAAGTGATTTTTAAGAAATGATGGAATGGATTAGCATTAAAGACAGACTTCCTGAAAATAAACAAAAAGT